CTGAAGACCAAGGCCGAGCGTGCGCTGGAAGGTGAAGAGCGCGACATGCTCATCATCAAGCGCATCCTCGGCTCCAACGAGAAGTTCGCTGACCTGCTGCGTGCCGAGGGCATTGAGCCACCGGTGAAGCTCAGCCCTGCCTGGATGAAGCGCAGCAAAGAGGAGCGCGAAGATGAGACGGACAAGTGGTCGTACGCGTTTGCCAAAGATGACCTGGAGTTCACTTCACTGCCTGACAACATCGACCTCTGGCGTGGTGCGCTTGATCCGAATAAGAAGAAAGATATTCCACGCATCTCGGAAAAACAGGACCGTATCCGTGCGCTTGTTGACGCACGCTTGGCGACTAAGAGCACAACTAATATCACGCGTGCGGAACGGTTCCTGAAAGCCGGTGCCAACGGCATGAGCCTGCCGGTGGGCTATGCCTACTACCGTGCCCACACGGGCCGATGGGGTGGCAACAACAAGATGAACATGCAGAACCTCACCCGTGGTGGTGAGCTGCGCCTGTCCATCCTGGCCCCCAAAGGCTACCAGATGTGCGTGGTGGACTCTGGCCAGATTGAAGCCCGCGTGAACGGCTGGCTGTGGGGTCAGGACGACCTCATGAATGCCTTCCGTGCTGCCGACAGCGGCACCGGATCGGACGCCTACTGCAACTTCGGCACGCTGATCTATGGCCGCAAGATCACTAAGGAAGACAAGACCGAGCGCTTCGTGGGCAAGGTCTGCGTCCTGGGGCTGGGCTACCAGATGGGTGCTGCCAAGTTCCAGATGACGCTGGCCAAAGGTGCCCTTGGTGGTCCGCCGATCTTCTTCGAGTTGGACCGCTGCAAACAGATCGTGGACACGTACCGCCGTGCGAACTACAAGATCAAGCAGGGCTGGGACATCTGCGCCAAGATCATCGAAGACATGGCTGCTGGCCGTCATGGTCGCCACGGCCCTATCAGTTGGGAGAAGGAGATCATCTGGCTCCCCAACGGCATGTCGCTGAAGTACCCCGAGCTGAAGAAAGCTGTGGGTGACAAGGGCTGGGACGAGTGGTCATACAAATCAGGTGACATCCGCAAGAAGATTTATGGCGGCTTGCTCTGCGAGAACCTGGTGCAAGCATTGGCACGGATCATCGTGGGCAAGCAGATGCTGAACATCCGCAAGAAGTTCCGCATCGTGATGACCACACACGATGAGGCTGTGTCGCTGCCCAAGACGGCCCAGGCCAAGGCGTGCTTTGCTTACATGACCAAGTGCATGAGCACACCGCTGGACTGGTGCCCGGACATCCCGCTGAATTGTGAAGGCGGTTTTGCTGAGAATTATTCCAAGTAATACGGGTCGGCCCGGTGTGCGACTGGCCGCGATCAGTGCCAGATAAAAGACGGATACGGAGATGCTCTGCGCCCTCTCACCCCGTCCAGCGCCGACCCACCATCATGGCCGAAAGTGAGTGCGTAACGAGTAGGCCACCAACCAAGGAGTGAAGTTGATGTTCGTCATCAGCGGAAGAAATCTGCCGTACGTCGGCTCTTACGCCAACGCAGAAGCTGTGTGGGGCAAGTCCTACCAGCATGAGCGCTTTGGCGAAAATGCGCGTGGCCTCGTAAACATGCGGGACACGTCCAAACGCATCGTCAAGGACGGTGACGCGTACAAGTTTGTCTACCACCGCACTGCTATGGTGGAGTGGCACCCGAAGGAACTCCGTGTGTGGACGTATGACTCGCGCAGTTCAGCTGTGTTCAGTGATGCGTTCCTACCGCACGGCATGCGGGCGCAGAACGCCGGTGGTGAGATGTACATCACTTACGACGGGCGCTGGTATCGGCCTGAGAAGGACTATCTGGTCTTCAATCTGGTAGACGGCAAGCTCGTGCTGGATGAGAGCACCGCCGCGAAGATGGAGGTGTACGTCTTGGACAAGAAGGTTGCTGCCCATGTCCGCAAGAAACTCAAGCCCTTCCGTGAGCACCGCGACATACTGCTGCGGCTGCGCAATGGTGAGCACCGTGCCGAGCTTCGTAGCGAAGGTGGCATGTGTGAAGTCTTGAACAATGTGCTGATGTACAAGGCCTTAGATGCCGAAGCCATCAGCATACTGTCTAACTACACCCCTGCCTACGACGACGACCTTCTGCTACCCAACGCGTACTTGATCGGCGGCGCAGTGAAGCTGGAGAAAGTGACCGGTGTGACCCGTGACCGGTACTCACCGTATTCGGGCCGCGTCGGTCGTCATTATCTCTAATCTCTATTTACGATCTATATTAGATTGTGTTACCATTCGTTCAACAAAGGAGAACACAGATGGCTACAGCCACACCCGTGAAAACCCGTGCGCCCTCCGTCGGCGCAACCATCGACCAGCTCTGGGGCTACCGTGAGCAGAAGCGCAAGCTCGAAGCTGACGTGAAAGAGGTCGAACTCAAGATCAAGGACATCGAAGACCAGCTCATGGAGCGCCTGGACAAGGAAGGCTTGGAGAAAGCCACCGGCACCAAGGCATCGGTCTCGATCACCTCCTCCGTTGTCGCTGATGTGCAGGACTGGGACGCGTACTTCGCCTTCATGGCCAAGAACAAGTTCTGGCACCTCGTGCAGAAGCGTGCATCTGACCCCGGCGTTCGTGAGCTGTGGGAGCAAGGCAAGAAGGTTCCGGGCGTTGTCCCGTTTACCAAGAAACGCATCAACCTCCGTACCACTACCTGAAGGAGTGCCCACCATGGCAACCGCAAAGAAAGCTGCACCGGCAGCAAAAACCGGAAACGTCGTAGCTCTAAAAAAGAGCGGCGGCGCAGTTGTAGACATCCGTGCCCAGCTGCAGGCCCAAGCCGCTGCCATGAACGAGCGCACTGCGCCCGCGACTGGCATCAGCATCCGCACCGCTGGCAAGAAGTTCAGCTTCCCTGATGGCCGCAAGAGCGATGGCCCGATTGAAGTGGTCGTGATCGACTTCGTAGCTCGTAACGAGTTCTACGAGGCTGACTTCGACAAGGACAACATCGTCCCGCCCGCCTGCTTCGCCATCGGCACCATCCCCACCAAGCTGGTCGCATCCGACAACAGCCCCCAGAAGCAGTGCGATGACTGCGCCTCCTGCCCCATGAATGCCTTCGGCTCCAAGGGCAAGGGCAAGGCCTGCTCCAACACACGCCTGCTGGCTGTGGTCGAGCCGGGTGTGGAAGACGCACCGATCTACCTGCTGAAGGTCTCCCCGACCGGCCTGAAGGCATTCGACGGTTTTGTTCAAAGCACCAGCCGCACGTTCCAGATGCCTCCTGTGGGCGTGGTCGTGACGGTGGGCTTCGACGACAACGAAGACTACCCCAAGCTGGTGTTCAGCGATGCCAAACCCAACGAAGACCTGGAAGTCCACTTCGGTCGCCAGGACGAGGCTCGCACCCTGCTGAACCAGGAACCCGATGTGTCTGGCTACGAGGCTCCCAAGCCCAAGTCTGCAAAGCGTCCGGTGCCCGCACGCCGCTGATATGGCCAAGGTCAGCAAGTACCGCATTGCCGAGGCGCTTCGTTCCTATGGCGCTCTCGTGAGTGTCTTGGACAAGCTGACCGAGGAAGAAGTGCTGGCCTGTCTCCAACTGGAGGCAGGCTCACAAAGGAGAGAGTCCGTCCTTAACCGACTCATAAGCCGAGCCGTCAGGCTCAATGAAATCCAGTATGCCCGCCAACTCAAGGAGAAATACCAAAATGGCTAAGAAACCCGCTCTCACCCCCGCTGAAATCAAGTCCAAGAAGAAAGACCTCGTGTCTTTGCTGAAGGCCCAGAAGGAAGCTCTGAAGCCCTTCAACGAGTCCGTGTCCGCTGCCGCCAAGGCACTGGCTGCGGCCAAGAAGGAAGCCGACAAGGCTGTGGCCGTGGCCCAGAAGGCACATGCTCTGGCCGCTGCCAAAGCCGAGAAAGCTGCCGCTGCTGCTGCCAAGGGTGCAGACAAGATCAACGCCCAACTGGCTGCGTTGGAACCCGCTCCTGCGGCCTAAGCACCTGATTTTCGGGTAGGATGCGCCCCCTCTGATCTGAACTCCAATTCAGATCGGAGGGTACATCTAACAATTAACTTAGGGATTTTCGACATGAAGCATGTCATGGTTGACTTGGAAACCTTGGGCACAACCGCTGATGCGGTCATCTTGTCCATCGGTGCGGTGAAATTCGATCTGGCCACCGGCGAGATAGACAACGACGGCTTCTACCGCTCGGTTTCTATTGAGTCCAACCTTGATATGAAGCGCCGCATCAGTGAAGACACGTTGCTCTGGTGGCTCAAGCAAGACATCGCCGCCCAAGCGGTATTCCACGAACAGAAAGAAACGCTGGAGACAGCGCTCTTCGAGTTCAGCGATTGGCTCGGCAACGACAAGTACGAGATGTGGTCTAACGGTGCAGACTTCGATCTGCCCATGATCGCTCACGCGTACACCCAGGCCAAGATCGAGATTCCATGGAAGTTCTGGAACTCTCGCTGCTACCGCACCTACAAGAACTTACCCGGCGCTAAGGACATCCGTGTCCCTCCGTTGGGAGTGAAGCACAACGCGCTCTCTGACGCGTACCAACAGGCTCAGACGGTCTCGGCGATTCACCGCCAACTGTTCCTGAACATCCCCTACTCTGCACCGAAGAAGGCAAAAACATGATGGAAGAAGGCAAAAACATGATGGAAGAAAACGAAAAGGCCAAGATGGCCTCTGTTAAGGGCAATGCTGAGCAGACCAAACCTGCTCCTGAGAAGACCCTCGGTGAAGTCTTCAAGGAAGCCTTGGAACGCATGGGCGTGAAGGTGGAATCCGCCGAAGAATGCAACGACCCCGACTGCCCGGTGCATGGCGCCGCAGCCAAGCGTGGCATGCAGATCGGCCCGACAGTTGTCGAAGGCAATGGCGACCATTTGGAAGTGGCTGTCGAGCGCGAAGGCGACGTGTTCACTATCGTGCTCGGTAAGGGCATGCAGGCTGTGACCGGCAGTGACGGCGCCAAGGGTGTGCAGTTCACCAGCCGCGAAGCGTTCGGTGAGTTCATGGACTTCATTAAGAAGCTGGAACAGGTATGAGCACCATCGACAAGACGCTCGAAGAGCGTGGCTCGCGCTATGGTGCCTTCACTGGTCATGCTGAGATTACTCAGAACCTGAAGGCGACTATGCAGCTGTCCCCAAAATGGGGGCAGTTGGAGAACGACCAGAAGGAAGCTCTGGAGATGGTGGCCCACAAGATTGGCCGCATTCTGAACGGCGACCCGAACTACATCGACAGCTGGACCGACATCATCGGTTACACACGCCTGGTCGAGGCCCGCCTCATCCAAGCCGAGGCCGATGCCAAGAAGGTCGTGCCGCTGAAGAAACGCGCATGAGTGCCAAGCCGGAAACCACGTTCTTGCAGAGTGTGAACAAGCACCTGCCCGAGAGCGTGTACCACATGAAAAACAACAACCCCTATTTAGGGGGCGTGCCCGACGTGTGGTACTCCGGCTCTGGTGGTGATCTCTGGGTGGAGTACAAGTTCATCGTGTTGCCTAAACGCATGGAGACGGTCATTAAGATTGACCTCAGCAAGCTACAACAGACGTGGCTTAAAGACCGTTACGCAGAAGGCCGCAATGTCGGCGTCATCGTCGGTCACAAAGATGGCGGTGTGTGGTTACCCGGCGTAGACTGGGACGACACGTTCACTGCAATCGACTTTATGCGCTTGCACCGGACGCGAAAAGAACTGGCAAGCACCCTTGAAGCCCTAGTGAACTGACAATCTTTAGGGGTATCTTCAAAAATTTAACAATCTAAAATGTAGATTGTTTAGGAGAGACATCATGCGCCATTCTGAGAAGGGGCTTAATCAAGTCCTGGAGAAAATTCTTCGCGCCACCGGTAAGCCGATGGATTGCACCCAACTGTTTGACTACCCTGAAGTGCGCGAGCACGCAGCCACAGCCAACCGGGTGTCCGACTATCTGGGAGGTATGTGGCGTCGAGGGTATGTGACACGCGTCGCCTCCTCTGAGAGTGGGTCGCGTGCCCGCTGGAGCTACCAGTGGAAAGAAAGCGCATTGGCTGCGACCGCCGCTGCCGCTGAGCTGGGCGTGGAGTACAAGCCCAGACTCATCGCTGAGCGGCCCAACCTCGTGATCACCGAGGACGGCACACACATTCAGATCGTGATGCCGAACCTGTTGATTTCCATTCGGCAAACTAAAAAATAAACCCTGCGCCTTCGGGCGTGACCCGAAATCTAATCTCTATGGACGATCTAACACCCCAAGAACAGAGTGAAGCGGCAGCGCAAAACTGGGGCTTGTTCCACGTCTACGACACGGAGAAAGCCAAGTGGCTGCGGGCCATCCTGCCAATCACCTTCAGTGAGAAGGTCGGGGCTGCTGCGGCGCTGAACCATGTGATTGCCCAAGCCAAGTTCAACCACCAGCTGAGCATCAAGGCGCTGCGCCTGGTGTCCCAGTTCAACTCAGGAAAAGCTAAATGACCTTCAAGCCCATGCTTGCCTCCCCCATGGAGGAGAAGCACGTCCACTGGCCCATGTACGCATCGGTCAAGCTCGACGGCATCCGCGCTGTCGTGCGCAACGGACAACTGCTCAGCCGCTCGCTCAAGCTGATTCCGAACAAGACCATCCAGGCCGCGCTGGCCAAGCCCATGTTCGAGGGTCTAGATGGTGAGCTGATCGTTGGCCCCGCCAACAGCCCTACGTGCTACCGCGACACCGTGAGCGGTGTGATGGCTGAGGACAAAGACCCTGATTGGTACTTCCATGTGTTCGACCACTGCCGCATTCCGACAGACCCGTTCAATGTCCGTCATGAACGTGCAGAGTCTGCTGTACACCGTGCAGGGAGCCGTATGCTCCTTCTGTCGCAAACGCTGGTCCATGATGTCGAAGCTCTAAATTCGTTTGAAGCCGCCGCGTTAGAGGATGGTCACGAAGGTGTGATCCTGCGTAGCCCTTCGTCGCCCTACAAGTTCGGTCGCAGCACTGCACGCGAGGGCTACCTACTCAAGGTGAAGCGCTTTGTGGATGGCGAGGCAATGGTCATGGACATCATCGAAGAGATGCACAACGGCAACGAAGCCACGACCAACGAGCTGGGCCGCACCAAGCGCAGCAGCCACCAGGAGAACAAGACCGGTAAGGGTCGTATGGGCGCTCTGCTGGTAAGGGATGTCAAGACCGATGTGGAGTTCCAAATCGGTACTGGCTTCGACGACGCCGACAAGGCTTGGTGGTGGGACAAGCATCTGGACCGCAAGCGTACTGGTGGCTTCCACCACATGATCGTGAAGTACAAGCACTTCCCCATCGGCGTGAAGGACAAGCCTCGCCATCCTGTGTACCTGGGCCTGCGTGACGCACGGGACATGTGATGGAAGTCCGTGAACTATGGGGCGACGTGATCGTCCTCTACCCCGGCAAGAGTGGCGGGCCGAACATCACCAAGACCTTCAAGACGCAGAGTGACCTGGCTACTTACGTGGTATCGAACACACCGACCCACGACCTCATTCTGGAGCTGAAGCACCGGTATGAGTCGCTCACTCTGCAAGAACTCAACCGCTTGGAAGAAGAAGTCCAAGCGGAATGGGACCGACGTGCTCGCGCACGTCTTCATTCAAACTCAACGGAGAAATCATGAGACTCTATAAGATCAAGGCATCTGGCAATGGCGAAGGCATGGTCCAGATCATCTGGGTTGGCAGCAAGGCGGAAGGCGTCATTGAGCGCAAGAAGCTCTATGAAGCAGGTTATGCCCGCAAGGAAGTGACCGAGGTCGAGGTGGACATCCCGACCAATAAGGAAGGCCTGCTGGCATACCTGAATGGTGCTGCATGAACCGGGGGCACATTGAAGAAATGCTGAAGATGCAGTCGCATCTGAACAGCATCGTGGACCCCAACTGGTTCAGCGCGGGCTACCCGTGGCACCGTGCCATGTATGTCGAAGCTGTGGAAGCCCTGGACCACTACGGCTGGAAGTGGTGGAAGGGTGGAGAGGCTTTCTCCGAAGCCCAGATTCAGCTGGAGCTGGTGGACATCTGGCACTTCGCC